GTTAGCGATATTTGTCAATGTAGCAATCCAGTGTTTAAAACATACGAGTACACAAATAAACCAGTATGTACTAAATGCAGAAAACTTTAATTGTTGCTAACGGTGAAGTAATAAACTGCCTTTAGGTTGTTATTACAGAACGTTAAAAGCCTGTTTTAATGGCTTTAGTTTAAATGATTGTAAACTTTTTAAAATGAATAGAAACGAATTTATAGAAGAAGTAATTGAAGCTTGTCAGACTTACAGGTATGAAGTCCAGGAACAATATGTTGAATACTATTTATTGGGAATATCGGATAACTTTGTTAGAATTGAGTTGAGATATTTCGATGAACATAGCGAAGTTTGTACTACATTAGAATTTCAAAACGACGAAGACTTAATTGAAAATTTAATTGAAGAACTATGAATAAAAATAATAAGAAGCAAGTAGTAATTCGGTCGTTAGAAGTTTTAATCTGTAGCTTAAGTTTGTCAATAGTTTTGATTTGCTTATACAACGTTTAAAACCTACGTAACCAACGGAAAGCCTTAACATTAAGTTGTTAGGGTTTTTTTGTGTTTAAATAATACTGACATACTTTCATGACAATATGGCGGAAAAACTGCCAAGTTGACTTGTTTATCCAAAATTAATTTGTATCTTAGGGTATGACTAAAAAGACAGACTTGCAAGATATATTTAACTGGCTAGTAGAACACAAAGCCGAATTAATGAATAAGTTTATTTACAGTATGATTCCAAACAAAAGGGACGCAGAAGACTTTTTCAATGATTTGTTTATAGTGGTGGCTGACAAGGATATTAATAAAATGGCTAGGATTTACGACAACAACGAAATGGGTCAGTACATTTATATAATCATTAGGAATAATCTAAAGAGTACCAATTCAAGGTATCACTATACGTATAGAAAGCCATTAGGAAGTGACTACGAAGAAGAAACTGATTACAGAAGGTCAAACGATTCAACAGATAAATATAGATTGTTAAACGAATTACAAGAAGATTACAAAAGATTAATGAATAAGATAAAAAAGCACCTGGATAATGAAGTAGTAAAGAACCCGAAGTTTTTCTATGATAAGAAAGTTTTCGAAATGTACTATGAAGACGATAATACATTTAGGGGGTTGGGTGAATTGCTAGATATTCCTATGTCTTCAATTTACAACACAGTAACAAAAAGCCGGACAAAGTTGGTTAAGAAGTTTAAAAAAGATATTGAAGTCATTAGAGCAAAGCTTAACAGTTACAATGAAAGCGTTTAAACATTAAGGAAATTAATATATATTATAATACATGAAAGATTTGATTATTAATATAATCGGGGTTAGTTGGTTAGTCTATAATTCAAATAGCTTTATAGATGAATTTAACGCTATCCTGAAGAACTTTAAAAAGGTTTTATTAATACCTAAGAAAATTATTAGTTGTTTGATGTGCACTTCTTTTTGGGTGTGTTTAGTAATTACTAAAGATGTTTCTTTGTCGGGCTCAGTGAGTTTGTTAGGTTATTTAGTAGATAAGTATTTAATTAGTACAGATATAAAATTATGATTGATTTATTAAAAGGTGATTGCTTAGAGTTAATGAAGTCGATACCTGACGGAAGTATTGATGCTATAATAACAGACCCGCCATACGGAACGACAGCTTGTAAGTGGGATTCAGTTATAGACTTTGACTTAATGTGGGAGCAATTGAACAGAATAATTAAACCTAATGGTGCAATAGTATTATTTGGTAGTGAGCCGTTTAGTAGTGCTTTAAGAATGAGTAATATAAAGAACTATAAATATGATTGGGTTTGGAATAAAAGACTTGCTGGAAATGTTTTTTTAGCAAAACAACAACCTATGAAAATACACGAAAACATTTTAATTTTTAACGGCACTAAAGATACGTTTTACCCGATTAAAACAGATTTAGATAAAGTTAGAAACTACAAGGATAAATATGGCGGAGGGGAAAGTTTTGGTAAAAAAGGAACTGGAGAAAAAATACACACGACTAAAGGTAAAAACCCTAAAAGTATAATTGATTTTTCTAACGCAAATAGAAAAGGTACAGTACACCCAACCCAAAAGCCAGTCGCATTAATGGAATACCTAATAAAAACATACACCAATGAAAATGAAACGGTTTTAGATTTTACAATGGGTAGCGGTAGTACAGGAGTAGCAGCAAAGAATACAAACCGTTCATTCATAGGAATAGAACAAGATGAGAATTATTTTAACATAGCTAAAGAGAGAATAAATGAATAAGGAAATGAGTGCGCAAGAGATGTGCGTTGAATTATACTGGAAGTATCACGTAATAGAAAACCCAACAGATGAAGAAGAAGACGACAACTAAAAAAGTAGTAAAGAGAATTACTAAAGCACAAAGAGAATCGATTGAACTACAAAAGGAATTGGAAGAAGTTTGTGGTTGGAAGTCTGTATCAGGTGAAAAGGTTTTAAGATTGTACGACTTAAATAAGAAGATATTTAACGACAATTTTAACCACTGTACTAAATGCCCCGCAGCTATAAGAAACGTATTTAAAAAGGTTAAGATATACTACGAACAAAATAAAACAAGTTAACAATGAAAACTGAAAACCCTGTGTTAAAACGCTTCGGTTTAAAGGGAATGAGTCAGAAGTTAAAGTATGATAAATTCGTTAAGTTTTATATGGTGGACTTTAACGCTGTTGAAGCTTACAAAAGAGTTACTTCGAACCCTAGCAAGTTGAAACATGAATCTATAAAGAGAGGTGCTTATTTATTATCGAAACACCCTTACGTAGTTTATCAGGTTAATAAAATGAGTAAACAATTTGAGAAAGAGATGGACAAGAAAATAGTAATGAATAGAGAAAGAATACTTGAAGAATTGGAATTGATATTAAACACTGCAAAGAGTAGCGACAATTTAATTGCTGCCCTTAAGTCATTAGACCAACTTAGTAAAGTAGTAGGTGCTTACAGTCCTGAGAAGCTAGAAGTTGAACACAAAGGCGTTACTATTAACTATGTAAAACCTAGTGAAGATAAAAAATAGTATATTTAGGTATGAAAATAAAAGAGATAGAAGGTTTTAAAGGTTATAGTATAAGAGAAGACGGTGTTGTTATTAGTCATCCTAAGAAGATGGGGAGGGGTAAAGGGTATTTTAAACCTGAAGCTATTATGATACCTAAGTTAGATAAATACGGGTATCATGTTATAGGCTTACGAAAAGATGGTAATAAGTATTTTTTTGGTGTACATAGATTAATAGCTAAAGCTTTCATAACTAATCCAAACAATAAACCTACGGTTGACCATGTGAATAGAAATAAGTTGGATAATAGAATAGAGAATCTAAGATGGGCAACAATATCTGAGCAAAACAACAATAGAAACATAGCTAAAGGAATTAGAAACGCTGCTAGTAAATTAACGGAATCTGATGTTGTTGAAATACGTGAAAGTGAATTAAATGGTGTTGAATTAAGCGTTAAGTACGGTGTCCATAGGAATACTATATATAAAGTGAAAAGCAATAAGACATGGAAATAGATTTCGCTCCAACAAAAAAACAAGACCAAGTTTTCGAGTTATTCGAAGATGAAGAAACGACTGAGGTATTATTTGGAGGTGGCGTTGGAAGCGCTAAAACGTACCTAGTCAGCGCTTTGATTACAATTAAGTGTTTACAGTATGAAGGTATAAGAGTTGGGCTTTGTAGAAATGAGTTAACAACACTAAAGAAAACGACAGTTGTAACTTTAATTTCTGAAGTATTTCCCAACTTTGGACTTATAAAAGATGAACATTATAAATACAATCCAATTGAGGGGAAAATTACTTTTTACAATGGTTCTGAAATAGTCTTTCAGGAATTAAGACATATTCCCTCAGACCCTAACTATACACGTTTAGGGGGTTTACTGTTAACCTTTGGAGTAATTGATGAAGCTGGAGAAACTGAAGCAAAAGGAAAAGAGATATTACAATCAAGGATAGGAAGGTGGAGAAACGAAAGTTATAAAATTAAGCCTTTGTTAATTATGACTTGTAACCCTTCAAGGAATTTCTTATATGACGATTTTTACCTTGCAGACAAAGAAGGAACTTTGCCAACTTATAGACGATTTGTGAACGCTACGGGATTAGATAACCCATATCTAAGTGAAGCATATATTGAGAACCTTAGAAGGACTTTAACAACCTCAGAAGTTAACAGGTTGTTACTAGGTAATTGGGAATCACAAGACGACCCTGACAACTTGGTAAGCTCAGATGATATACTAGAAATGTACGACCATTCTATAGAAGTAAATGAAGACTATACAAGATATATGTCTGCTGATATTGCATTCAAACAAGATGGTTGTATTCTTATGGTATGGGAAGGTAATACAGTGATTGACATAGTAAAGGTTGGAAGGGATGAAGTAGTACTTGATAGGATTAAAGAAGTAGCTAGGGAATACGAAATACAAACCCGTTACATAACTTATGATAGTGACGGAGTAGGGCAGTATATTAAACAATACTTAAGAACTGCAAAGGCTATTATAAACAACGGTAAAGTATTGAAAAACGAAAACTATGTTAACCTAAAAACACAGCTTTATTACAAGTTAGGCGAGCTTATAAGAGATGGCAAGATTAAGATTAAAACAAATAAATTCAAGAAAGAACTTGAAGGAGAATTACTTTGTATCAAAAGAAAGGTTAGAGGTACGACAGAAAGTAAACAAGAAATAAACAGCAAGGCAGACCAAAAGAAGCTAATAGGACATTCACCTGATTACGCTGACGCAATGGCTTATAAAATGATATTCGAATACACTAAGGGGAATTTTACCAGAACCTTTTAAACAGTTATAAAAACTTATATATAATACCAATGAGCAAAGAGATTTTAATACCTACTAAATGGAGTGATGTTACACTAAAAGAGTTTATTGAATTAAGTGCTTTAGACATTGATTCATTCGATTCGCATATAGATTATTATGTTAAAATGCTAGGAATTTTCGGAAATGATAATATAAGCGATATATTGGAGTTTGTTAAACTTTCTGATATTACTGACATAGTAAACCAAATGTCTTTCATGAACACACCACCTAAAGAGATTGATAAAAAAGAGGTAACTATTAACGGGGGAGTGTTTAGGCTTATTGAGAATATGAATGAGATAACAGTTGGGGAATATGTAAGTATCGAAACTTTAATTGAGCAAGGCAATTTAAACTCGGTTTCTTCAATACCTGCTATATTAAGCGTAATATTAAAACCCGTTAACGAAGTATTCAATTCATCCATAGTAAATGAAAGAATGGAGTTATTTAAAAACAAGCTATCAATTGAAGACGTTCTTGGAATGAGTGTTTTTTTTTCGACTGGCGTAAGGTGATTACGTTTAATTACTCAGCTTTATTTGGTGGACATAAAGAAGACGAAGAAGAAGGGTTTGCAATGCCAAAGTTTAGCGACCGATGGAAATGGTTCGGAATTATTGAAAGGTTAGCAAGTGGAGATGTAACAAAGTTTGAAGAAGTTTATAAAATAACATACATAACAGCTTTAAACACTTTAAGTTACTGGAAAGAAAGGGATGAATACCAAGAACGATTGCAGAAACGCCAAGACATGATGAATAAACACAGGTAATGAACGAAAAAATAATACTCATATACACACACAAGGCAAAGTTTTCCAATTCTGAAAGGTTGGAATTTGCTGGTTATAAAAGAAGGAAGCCAAAGAATAAGAAAGGAATAACGAATACAGAGTTAAGATTGATAAGTAGGAAATTAACAGGTGAGTTAAAAAACCAAATAAGAAGACAGCGACATATCGACACGGGGAAGATGTTAAGAGTTACAAAGGTAACAGCTACAATTGGCGCACGTGGTGAATTAGTGGCAAAGGTTTTTTCTACTGACTATTGGAAATATGTAGACGGTAATTTTGACATACTTAAAAACGCAATGAAAACAAGGAAGTGGAAAAGCTACGAAAAGATGTTTAACGAAATGAATAAAGACCACCCTAAAAGAAGATAGAAATGAAGATACAAACAGTTAATCAATTAATAAGTGTATTCAAAGACATAAGCACTAGGCACTACCAGATAAATGGTTTTGGCGTTGGTGATAATTGGGAGAATGGCACGAGTGAAAAAATGCACCCCGTTCTTTGGATTAATCCGACAACAGCAACAATGCCCTCGAGTGATAACGGTTATAAAACTTTTGAAATAGATTTCGAAGTTAGGGTTTTTGACTTAGTTAATAAGGATGAATCAAACGAGAAAGAAGTACTATCTGATTGTATTGATATACTTAAGGATATTATAACAGAGTTTAAAGGACACCCTTATTATGTAAACAGTCAACTAAATATAATTGATGATATAAACTTCGAAGCATTTACTGAAGAATTCGATGAAGAAGTAAGTGGTTGGGTTTGTGAGATTTCACTAATGACACCCGTATTAACTTCGTTTTGCGGTATTCCTTCGGCTGATATAACGGGGTTTGAATTTCCTGGTGCTGACTGTCCAGATGTAAACGTTTTGTGCCCTGTGTTTGTTGAAGACGTTACAGGCGTCTATCCTATTGTAGTAACTACTACGGGAACAACTAAGGAAGTTTCGATTGTAGGCAGTGGCTTATCAGATACCTTTGTTATTAGTGGGGTATATGACAACGGAACTTTAACACTAACAAGGAATGATTCTGTTGACGTGGTAGTGACTGGCTTTGATACTGGTGGGGATAACGATTATACAACGTCTGCCACTTTGTCAGGTAATATTATAACCTTTGACAGGACTGACACAGTAGGTGCTTACAGTGTAGACTTAACAACTGCCATTAATTCCGCACCAGATAAGTTTGTTAGTAGTGGCGCGTATGATGAAATCAATAATAAAATAGTGCTTACTTTAAATGACGCTAGTACAGTAGACATTGACACTAGTGCAATCGGTGGCGGTGGTGCTTCAATCTATACGGATGACGATACAATTGGAACGGGTAGAGTTGCAACACTTACAGATACATTAGATTTTAGTGAAGGAAATTTTAACTTATTCGGTTTAGATAAAGACAAAAAAGTTGCTTATGTGAGCGGCGATAGTCCTTTCACTAATTCATCTACGTTTGTAGTTAATTCTTTAAATTTTAAACATAACACAAATGACAATACGGGTTCTATTTTAACAATCGACTCACTAGGGAATCAAGGTAAATTGAATTTATTAGGGAGTGAAGTTTTAATTGACAACCCTATTATTAAAGGTGATTTAAAAGTTAGTGGAAATAGCTCCTCAATAGGCGCTACAAGGTCAATTGAAGTGCCTTTCAACAGTAGTGCAACTTGGAAAGGTGTCAATTTATTAGCTACTCAAGTCGCTGGTGGTGGTGCTAATTTTGAAATACAAGTCAGTCCTGGGGGTTTAGCAGGAGTATATCAGACAGCCTTGGAAATTCTTAAAGACAAAACTGTATCTTTGCTTAGTTCTGCAATTATAAAAGGTAAAGGAACGTCAACAGGTAGCGCATTAGCTATATACGACAACGATACAACACCAATCAAAGTCTTTGAAGTGTTAGACGATAGCACAATAAAAACAAACGGAAATACAGGCTTTACGGGTACGGGTAATTACACAACTTTTACAATTGAAAACGGAATAATAACAAACGCAAGTTAAATAGATAAAAATGGAAAATTCAATTTACTATAAAATTACAGGAAGTTTAACAAGTGATTTTGGGGATGAAATAATAAACCCTGTTTTAAAAGTTGCACAGATAGCAACAGACAACCAACTATTAACAGACGGGCTACTAAGGTTTGAATACAAAGTTTATTCTTCAGAAAGTAACTTATTAAGCGGTAAGCACTTTTTTAAAACTTGGGACACTGTAGAAGACAAACGACTAGTCAATTTTAGTTACCCTATTACCGATGTTATTAGTTGGTCAATTTTAACATATAAGGACT